GAGAGTATAGGTGCTACTGTAGACTCTGCTAGGCAGGGTATGAAGTGGTTGCAAGATACCTGTAAGGTTCTATCATCTGAAGGTAAGCATATTACTTGGACATTGCCTACAGGGTTCTTTGTTAAACAGAAGTATGTTAAAAGTAATATCAAGCTTATTAACACTGTACTCAATGGAAGGACAATCAACTTGTTTTCTAATAACTTCTTAGAGAACACCTTGAATAAGCAGAGGCAGACTAACGGTATAGCTCCTAACTTTGTACATAGCTATGATGCCTGTCATTTAATGTTAACAGTTATAGAGGCTAAGAGACAGCATGGGATTGAAAGTTTTAGTGTGGTTCATGACTCTTTTGGTACGCATGCTTCGGACATGGAAGTCTTGGCTGGTGTGCTCAGAAGTACATTTAGAGATATATATTCAGAAGATGTCTTGGAAAATTTCAGAGGAGAGATCCAAACCTTGACTGATAAGGAACTACCAGAGACTCCAGAGTATGGTGAGCTTAAGATTGAAGAAGTTTTAGAGTCTGAGTTCTTTTTTAGTTGACAGATCAATAAAGGTAGTGGTATAATTAGACATACACTAAAGAAAAGGAGACACATGAATGTTTGCAAACAGTAACTTAAAGAATGTTTCATCTGGAATGATGAGGGTGGTTGATAGCCTAGCAGACCTCTCAAAAGATGAGAAGGTAGCTGCGATATCTGCAGTGTTCAATTGTCTCTATAGAAATAAACTAACAGAGTCATATACACTACCAGATATTATGGGGATAGTAGATGAGATGAGGGATGAGTCTAAACGAATGAAAGTTCCAGAGTTTGGCGGAGCTGAACGCTACATTAAAGGAGAGATATAATGGGATCTGAACCCACACCACAAATTGAGTTCTTGTTATCTGCAATTGTGGAAGAGTTAGCCAGCATTAGAGCAGCATTACAGGATATGAATGAACTTACCTTAAGAAAAGGAGCGTAAACAACATGGCAAAGAAAATCGATCGAGTATGGGACAATGACAAGTATGTAACAGTACCAGCATCAGCATCATGGCCTAAACTTAACAGCCCTGACACTCACTTCAATCCTGACGGTGAATGGAGTGTGAAGATTCCCTTTGATAAAGATGATGAAAGACTAAAGGATATTCAACGGGCTACTGTCAACCTCAACAAGTCTCAACCTGACTTTGATAAGGATAATGTTGCATACTTCTGGAGCACCCCTAAGAATGCTGACGGTGTTGAAGACCCTACGAAAGTAGAGCTATCCTTCAAGCGTAAGTGTACTAAGAAACAAGATGGTGAGACAGTAGCTAACTCTCCTCTAATCATTCGTGACTCTGACGGTGAGATGTGGGATGGTAGACAGATTGGTGGTGGCTCTCAACTACAGGTAGCCTTCACTCTCTTCCCATATAAAGGCTTCGGTAAGTCTGGAGTAACAGCCCGTATGCATGAAGTAAGAGTACTAGAGCTGGTTCAGGGAGAGCAGGGAGGCACTACAGAATGGGGAGACTACAAAGGCACAGCTAAGTCTGAGCCTAAGGTAGCTCAAGTACCTGTAGCTGCTGGCATGGATGATGATGACGATGACGAAGACTTCTAAAGCACAGTTGGCTAGAGGTATCAAAGAAGGGTATCGTTCAGGATTGGAAGAGGGGGTAGGCAAACAGCTTACCCTCTCAGGGTTGGAGTGGACTTATGAATCTGAACGTATACCTTATATCGCTAAGCCTAAGACATATACACCTGACTTTGTTATCAAGACTAAGTATTCTAAAGTGTATATAGAAACTAAAGGGAGATTTATAGGAGCTGACAGAGCTAAACACCTCCTGATAAAGAAGCAGCATCCTGAATTAGATATCAGATTCGTATTTACTAATCCAAATCAGAAACTTAATAAGGGGAGCAAGACTACTTATGCCGAATGGTGTATCAAGCATGGATTCTCCTATGCAAGAAAAGAAATCCCTGAGTCATGGATTAAACTCTTATCATGAAGACAGCGAATGTATTGGTCATGAACCCTGCCCTAAGTGTGGTTCTAAAGATAACTTAGGGAGGTATACAGATGGACATGGATACTGTTTTGGTTGTACTCACCGTGAGCCTGCTACTGACGGTAGTAATGGTAATGGTACTAAGCCTGTACGGAAAGCTGGTAGTGAAGCAGGTGATTATCTGCCAATACCGGGAACGTATAAAGGAGTTAAGAATAGAAGTGTCACAGAAGAAACAGCAAGAAGATTCTCCTATAGTCACGGAGAATATAAAGGAAAGAAGTGTCACATTGCAAACTTTAAAAGGGATGGACTCACGGTTGGTCAGAAGCTACGGTTCAGGGACAAGTCCTTTAAGACCTTCGGGGATTGTTCATCGCTCTGGGGCAAGCAGCTCTGGGGAAAAGGAAAAAAAATAGTTATAACAGAAGGAGAACTAGATGCTCTTAGTGTGGCGCAGGCTCAGAACTGTAAATGGCCTGTTGTCTCTCTCCCGCATGGAGCTGCAAGTGCCAAGAAGATTATCAGCAAAGAGATTGAGTGGTTGCTGGGAAATTTTGATGAAATCATACTTATGTTTGATATGGATGGGCCGGGGCAGACCGCTGCAACAGAGAGCTCTGAACTCTTCCCACCGGGACGCTGTCTGGTGGCATGCTTACCTTGTAAGGACGCATCCGAAGTCCTCACTACTAAAGGAGGGAGCGTACTTGTTGACTCGATCTGGAAGGCCAAGGTATGTAGACCAGATGGTATTGTGGCTGGAGAAGATACGTGGGATTTAATAAAAGATAACACAACAAGTAAGGGTTTAATGTACCCTTGGAAAGGTTTAAATGACTATACTCTTGGAGCCAGAAGAGGAGAGTTGGTTACGTTCTGTGCGGGAACAGGCGCAGGTAAGTCTACGGCAGTCAAGGAGATTGCTAGTTACTTCCATTCTAAAGGAGAGACTATTGGATACATCGCCCTCGAAGAAAGTGTTAGAAATGCGGCCATTGATTTCATGTCCATTGAAGCAGACGAGATGCTCCATCTTAGAAACAATTTAGATGACAAATTTTGTAGAGGTATCTGGGAAAGTGTTTTTTCTGACAACCGTTTGTATCTGTATGATCACTGGGGGAGCGTTGATGTCGGTGTACTGGCTAATAGAATACGGTACCTCGCTCATAACTGTAATGTTGGTTGGATTGTATTGGATCACATCAGTATTATGGTATCGGGCGTGGAAGGCGGTGACGAAAGAAGGTTGATTGATAACATCATGACAACTATCCGTAGTCTGGCAGAGGAGTTAAACATTGGTATGTTTATTGTATCACATCTTAAACGCCCAACAGAAGGGAACAAAGGACATGAAGACGGAAGACAGATCAGCCTCAGCCATCTTAGAGGAAGCGGAAGCATCTCTCAACTCAGTGATTTCGTTATTGGACTCGAAAGGGATCAGCAAGGAAACGGCGGCACTAATGTTAGAGTCCTCAAGGCGAGGTATAAAGGAAGCAAGACAGGTCTTGCAGGAGAGCTCAGTTACAACGGTGTTACAGGAAGACTCAAAGAATGCTTCTCAACGGGAGCTGTACCTACTGCGAGTGGATCAGGACTCACACAGGGAGAGGATTTCTAAACTAGAACGATCCATAGATGCTAACAGCAGCGCACTATTATCTCGACTGTACATGGTAGAGAGTATGAACAAAGAACTTAATAAAAAGGTATGTCAACTGGAGGAACTCAATGGATCTAGTATTTGATATAGAAGCTAACGGACTGTTAGATACTGTAGATACTATACACTGTATCTCTCTAACAGTTACAGATGCACTAGCAGCACAGGTGTACGCTAACCAAGATGGCTACGACTGTCTGGAAGAAGCACTTGAGTTGATGACACAGGCTGAGAGTTTGACAGGACACAACATCATAGGCTATGATCTACCAGCCCTGAAGAAGGTGTTAGGTTGGGAGCCTCGTAAGAGCTGTAGGATTATAGATACTCTAGTCATATCAAGACTCATACATACTGACCTATACAATGAGGACATGAAGACTAGGTTAATACCTACACCTAAGATGTATGGTTCACATAGCTTAAAGGCTTGGGGCTTCAGACTAGGTGAGTACAAGGGAGAGTTTGGAGAGACAGCAGACTGGGATGTGTTCACTGATCAGATGGCTGACTACTGTATGCAAGACACTATAGTCACTGCTAATTTAGCAGCATACTTTAGCAGCCTTGAGTATTCTGTAGAAGCTTTACAATTAGAGCATGACTTTGCTACTATCATGCAGCGACAGATGCAGCATGGCTTTAGCTTTGATGTACACAAAGGAAAGGAACTATATGTTAGCTTACTTAAACGTCAAGAAGAGTTGGGTGGAGGACTACGGGATGCCTTCGGCAGTTGGTATGTTTCTGAGGGAGAGTTTATGCCAAAGGTTGGTAACAAAAAGAGAGGCACGATGGCTGGCTCTGTATATACTAAACTTAAAAGAGTGGACTTCAATCCAAACAGTAGAGACCACATCGCTAAATGCCTTAGGATCTATGGTTGGATACCAAAAGAATTTACCCCAGCAGGTCATGTTAAGATTGATGAAACAATACTCAAAGAATTACGACTACCTAACATCGAGGAACTTATAGAACACTTCTTAGTAAGTAAAAGGATATCACAACTAGCGGAGGGTAACAATGCATGGCTCAAGCTTGAACGTGGGGGTAGAATATATGGTTATGTTAATTCTAACGGAG